TGTACGCCTGTGATGTAGAGGGTTGCTCCGCTTGTGCCAATAACTCTAGTTGCGCCAGTGGAAGAAAATAAATCACCACCAGCCCATGCACCCGCAGTATCACTACGATTTGAACTAACTCCCAACCCAAAACTTAACCATAACCCTGTTCCGTTTGTAGCCCCAACCCAAGTTCCAGAGGTATCCCCAGCAATTGTTATAGTCTTATACTCAAAGGTATTGGCAGATGAAATAGTGTAAGCAAAGGGGTAAGCTCTGTCTCTTGCGCTGTTTTTAACAGCACCGCCAAATGTGCCCGTTAAACTTGACCGAACCCAAAATGAAAGCGTAATTGTTTTTGCAGATGCCGTTCCAAAATCAAGATCTGCTGAATTAAAACCTTCAATTTTTTGCTCTATGTTGAAAATGTCATTCCCACTATCAGCAGTGGCGGCTAATGAAGTAACTAACAAGGAGTTTGGAAACCCAGCAGGAGCGGTAGTAGACTGTTGAACGCTAAACTTGTTTGTGGCGGCTCCACCATCAAAAGAGTTTCCACTCCAACGGTCTAAACTATATACGCCATTAACTTGTGTGTAACTAGCCCCAGCGTTCCTCTGGTCAATCCGCATATCTCCGTTGATGATGCGGTTCCTGCCAGCCATGTTTGACTCGGTAGGTGTGTAGCTGTTTATGGTTGCTGTGTTGCCACCTGCTGCGTCTGTGATGGCGTTTGTTGCTAATACCGACATTATGTGGTCTCCTTTGGATATTGCGCCTTAACTGCGGCAATCTGAGCCTTCCAAGCGTCAATGCCTTCGTGGTAGATTGTGTCAAGCTGGTCAGCGATTGATGGGTAGGCTTGTGCCCTTAGTTCTGCGTAAGTAGGTAACACTGGTTCTGGCAGGGCGGCAATCTCGGCTGCTGACAAATCAACAACTTTCTTCTCACCCGTTATTACATTAATTTCAATTCTTTGCATTGGGTGTCCTTATTCGTACATAATGTTAATTAAGCCAGCGTCAAAGGTGTCGCTGCCTTCTGTAGTTAGCTGAACTCTATCTAACACACCTGCAAGTGTTAAAGTGCCGCTGCAAGTGTAGATTGAAACATTGTCTTCCCTTGCCGCAATCGCAGAGAAATTCCAAACATTTGAACCCATATGAGTAAGCACCGCCGTCCCATTTTGACTTACACCTGCGGCTGTCGCATTTATTATTGCAAAACTAGTAGAGTAAGCCAGCCCTGCATTAGTTTGAGCAGTTTGCGCTCTGTTCACAACGCCAACATATCCTGTACTAATAAATGCTCCGTCCCCAATTCTGAAACCGACTACCGCACTGCCGTTTGTACTTACACCTTTAAACACCATAGTAATCCGCTTCGCCCAACTAGGTATCCCAGTAAAGTCAATTGCTGTTCCAGATGTAGAAGCAACCGCAGTTCCGGAAGTTAAAGGGTTAGGGACACCAGTAACGCCAGTTAAGTCACTCGCACTCGTCAACACCGTCCCAGCCTCGTCAGGCAACACAAGCGTCCTGTCGGTATTGGTCGCTGGAGACTCAAGGGTAAAAACCCCTGTGCCTGTCGTAGCCCCTTGAATTGCTATATTGCTCATACATCATCCTCCGATGGGTTTGGGTCATAAAAACTGCCATCAGCAGCTTGCATAAAACCAGTACCGACCCACACTGATTCATCAACCACCACGTAAGTCATACCGGAAGGTGCTGGGTTACTAGGTTCGCCTACGCCAACATTAACCACAACACCATCTGAATTTAAAATAACTGTTTTCATATTAGTAGTACACCGTAATTCTTATCACGCCTTGATAACCAGCGCCGCCATTCCTGTTAGCCGTAGAGTCATCTGTTGCCGCCCCGGAACCACCAGCGCCATAATTTGTTGCTGATACACCATCCAAGGAATCATTAGATGCTTGATTACCTTGTGGCCCATTGCCGAGTTTTGACCCACCACCAAAACCACCGACAATAGCGCCCCATATATCACCCCGGTATCTTAGTCCTCCGGGTTGACCTGAAATGTTTAGATCACCGCCTGTTGCAGAACCACCATTGTTATTGCCATAAAAACCGTCGGTAGTACTAGGAGTTATGTTTTGACCACCCGGCCCACCGCCTCCAGTTAAAGAACCAAAACTACTATCACCACCAACGGCTCCATCGTTGGCTGCAACACCTCCAGCACCGCCAGCGCCAACCGTGTATGTATATGTTGCGTCTGGAGAAACAATAAACTTTTCGGCACAACCACCGCCAGCGCCACCGCCACAAGCCGCCGCCTCTGAACCGTTGCCATCTACACCACCGCCGCCACCGCCACCACCAACAACTTCCACATACAAGGCTCTCGCACCTGTTGGTGTTGTGTAAGTTGCAGCAGTACCAGTGGTTAGGTAAGTAATACCACCAAACAAGTAACCACCAGCGGCATCAGGCAGCGTAATCCCAGTTGTTCCGTTTAAAACTATACTCATATAATCCCCTTAAAGAACTAACCAGCGTGAGCCAGTTGGTACTGTTACTGTCGCGCCAGAGTCAATCGTAATTGGCCCAGTGCTTATAGCATTCTTACCACTTGTGATAGAGTAGCTATTAGTCACTGTTTGACCATTCTCGTAAAAAACATCATCAGTAGAAGCACCAGTAGCGCCCCCACCCACTTGAACAACAGAACCACCACTGTTCTTAGTGTACATCTTCCTATCTTCGACGTTTAACGCCAGTTCTCCTACAGCTACATCTTCAGTAGCTGGAACAGAACCTGATGTGGTACTGTTCTTAATAATAATCGTGTTAGCCATTAGTATGTTCCTCCATTAATGGTCGAAGTCCATGAAGCATTAGTTCCATCTGTTGTTAAAAAAGTTCCTGCATTGCCAGTTTGACTAGGTAGTGAATCAACATCAGCCCAAGAAGCTACTGTCCCGTCTGTTGTTAAGTATTTACCAGTGTTGCCTGTTTGAGTAGGTAAGGCATCAACAGTAGTCCACTCGGTATCGTAATCAGTAGCGCTTGCTTTGGTTAAAACCTGACCAGTCGTACCGCCAACAACAACACCAGCCCCTGTTGCACCTGTCTCGCCCTGAATACCCTGAATACCTTGGATACCTTGGATACCCTGAGCACCAGTGTCTCCTGTTTCACCTTGGATACCCTGTATACCTTGGATACCTTGGATACCTTGGTCACCTTGAGGGCCTTGGTCACCTTGAGGGCCTTGAGCACCTGTATCACCAGTGTCACCTTGGATACCTTGGATGCCTTGAATACCTTGTATGCCTTGGTCACCCTGAATACCTTGGATGCCTTGATCGCCTTGCGGCCCTTGAGCACCAGTGTTTCCTGTTTCACCTTGTACCCCTTGAGGCCCTTGAGGAATAACAAAAGCTAGTGCCTGTGCTCCGGCAAGACCACTAATAGTTACTGAGGCGTTTGTTCCTACGGCTCCAGTGTTGGTAGAGTTAACAGTAAGTCTGGAAGCGTTAGAAGCGTCTACAACCGCTTGTTCTGCTTCTGTAGCGGCAGTCTCAGCACGATTTGTCAGGGCTGTTACAGCCGCAATAGAAGCATCGTTAGTAGCATCGCCACTACCTCCCGGCCCACGATAAATAGCCATGTTTTCTCCTTGTTCCCTTGTTGAAAGGCTCTAACAAAAGCCCTTTAACAAGAGAAGGATTCCGAAGAACCCCTCTCTCTAGCTTAATTAAGCAGCCATTGCGATTGCAACAGCAGCCTCATCACGCAACTCTTTCACGCCGTACAGCATGTCAGAGGTGAACAATGTCGCCAGATACTCTTGCTTGTACTGAGTCTGTGAGCGTACACCCATCTGCTCTGCCAACACAAAGGCATCCTTGTGGAACATCATACCGATACGAGCATCGCCAGTGGCAGTCTCGCAGTTGGTAGAAACGTAAACCTTCACGCCGTAGACGTTACCGATTTCACCGTTGCGGATGGTGTTGTTACCACCAACTTCACCAACGAAAGCTTGCTCAGTGAAACGAGCCAAGCCCATCATCACGTTACGAGCCACAGGAGGCAAAACCAACACACGACCGTCCATAGGCACGTCAGCATCGTCCAACGTTTGGATAACCTTACGGATACCAGCGTCAGTGATTGCAGACTCGTTAGCGCCCGTGTACAGGGTAGAACCGTCACCACCGATAACAGCCTTGTCATAAGCGATAGTACCGTTACCACCTTGGGCATCACGACCCAATTGGATCAAGTCGGTATCAACTTGCTTCGCCAAAGCGTAGCCAGCGTCACCCGTGTAAAACTTACGCAGTGAAGACAAAGCTTGAACTTCGGTAATGTCTTCGATCAAGCGGCTGTACTCATAGTGCTTGTTCACCAACACCTGAACTTCGGTCTCAGTTGCGGCTTGCAAAGTGACTTGAGCTTCAGAAGCTTTAACACTAGCGTTGCCACGGGTAGGCTTAGGGATATGGAGTGTGTCGCCCTTTTTGCCCTTGAAGGACATTTTAGAGACGAGGTTCGCCATAACGAGGTTTTGCTTGTAGGCTGCGATGATTTCGTCAGACCACAATTCGGGGATAAATACAGCGGCTGTAGTGTTTGTTACACTAGGCACGTTATTAAAAGCTGCCATGATAATTCTCTTTCAAAATGATTATTTAACACGACCCTCCGAATACGCTTGCATGATTTCGTCAGCAAGTTGTTGGTATCGGTCAGGGTTAGTACGCATGAGTTCGATGATGTCGGCTCTGCGATAGGTTTTCTTACTTGCTGTCTCACCAGACCCTTTGGACGAACCAGTGGAGGCTGCTTTGACTGCTTGCTTACGCTGTACTTTCTCGACTTCTTTTGATTGGTTGACTACTTGTGTTCTTTCTTTCCAAGTAGATAACAACTCATTCGCAGCGTCAAAATCGTAGGAGCGGTCT